ACTCAATTTTAAATCATTTACAATTTTTTTACCAACATCTGGAGATATTCTTTTGTCTTTAGGAGTATAATTTGGACCACCTGCAGCTGCAACGATAACCTTTTCCATTTCAAAGGCAGCTGTTGTTTGAGCTTCATGTATAGAATATTGTTTAAAACTAATCATAGGACTATTTATTATACTTTAAAGTCCGCAAACCGATCTACAATCTCCTCCTCCTGTCCTGTATCTACCAAATCTTCTTGAGCTGTTTGTGATACGTCATAAAGTTTCATCTTAGCTCTATCTACACCTATAATAAATTTCTTATTCAGTGTTGGATCATTGTATCTATTCTTCAATTGTTTAACTAACATTTGGTTCATATCCTGAAGTTCATCAGTAGATATTAATGCAAACATAAAATCAGCAGTCGCCGGTAAGCCAAACGACTCTGATGTATCTTCAAGGCCTACATCTGTTGAAACAAACCCTGTTCTAGTTGTCTGTGTTGCTGATACAATAGGGACATTAAACTCTACAGCCAACCCCCTTAATTCCTCTGCAATAGATTTTATATAACTATATGAGTTTACTACAGCGCCGGCCCGGAATCTACTTGAAGCACAAATATTTAAATAATCTATAAAAATAATATCAGGAACAAAATCCCTTTTTAATTGTAATTCACTTAACAAGGTTCGGAAGTGGCCTGCATGTGCAGATGCTGTAGGATATTCCTTAACTATCAACTTGCCCTGAGTTTTCTTACGAACTTTATCGAACCTATCCTCATACATATATTTTGGCAAATCATGTAGATCATCCATACTAATGTTCATTAGATTAGCATCAATGCGTTCTGCTATTTTATACTCTGCCATCTCTAATGTAATATACAATACATTCTTACCCTGCATCAATGTAGATGCAGCCACATGACACATAAACAATGACTTACCTACACCGGTACCTGCCAAAGCAATATTCAATGTTTTGTTTGGAAGACCACCTTTGGTGATCTTATTAAAGAAATTTAGGTCAAAAGGAATTTTCTCCTCGACCTCATGGTAGAAATCATACCGATCTTCGGATTGTTCTGTGTAGCTGTGACCTACACTACTATCAAAAGATACCTTTAAGGCATCTGATAATAATGTGGGAAGAGCATCAGGTGTTCTGGTCTTATCTTTTCCATCTATGATGTGAATGCCATCCAAAACAGCATTATAAATGGCTTTGTCCTTACACCATTGCTCTGTTTCATCCAAAAGCCATTGTTGCTTTACATCTGACTCTTGTGTAATTTCACTTTCTAAATAATTAACTGCGGCCTTATATTGCTCTTCATTAAAGCTTATTTTTTCAAGTTCAATAAAAAGAACTTCAATAGTAGGATTACTATTATATTTTTCTATATAATTAAAAATAGATTTAAAGATAATTTTTTCAACACCATCCTGAAAATATTGCTCTTTAATAAATGGTATAGTTTTTCTTGTATACTCCTCATTAAGTATTAAGTTCTTCAGAATTATCGTTTCTATTTTCATCAACTAACCTATATTGTTCACTTTCTATGCTACCTTGTAATATATCCATAAACACATCACCAATAGCATTTTTAAATTCTATCGTTTTTAAATCTAGTTCATTAGGATTATACAACACTTCAAACTTAAAGTCAATAGGTATTGACTCTACACTTTCTAGGTCTAAAGGACTTCCATCCGGGTTCTTTAAAATTACCCTGCCTTTCAAAAAAGTCCATATAACACTTTGATATGGTCCATCTTTAAAAATTAAAGCACTTTTTCCTTGTTCTTTACTTTCTATAAATTCATAATCATACATAATGTAAATACGAATGGGCAAAATATTTCCGTCCTGAAATGGGCTTTCTGCCGGCATGTAGCCAAGGCCACATCGGAGGAAATATCACCATCGTTCCTGCTTTTGGTTTCACCGATAACGGCAAATATGTTCCTGGTTTATACAACTGTGGAAATTCTGTTTCTCCACCTTCTTCCACATCATTTAAATATATAAGCATATTTAAAAATCTATTATTACAACCATCAGTGGAGTCTACATGGTCATCAAACCTATCATAATCATTATTTTCATAACGTTTTATTCTAATAGCTTCCACTCCAATTTTTTCAAATGGTGGCCACATCTCCACAGTAATGTTACAATCTTCTTTATACTTATGAATATAAAACCAATAAACTTGGGCTAATTTATCTCTTATTCCTTTCCAACTATCATTATTATAAATGTTTATTTGATTAAACGAAATCTTCATATCATCTTTCTCTATAAGGACGTTTTCAAATTCATCCTCAGAAGCATCAAACTTATCAATAAGAAACTTACAAGAATCTATATCAACAACATTTTCATATGTACGAATATAATTATCCATAAGTAAATTTTTCTTTGGCAAAGGCATCAAGTTTTTCCATCACTTCTGGTGTAAAGTATTTTTCTGGATCATTGTTGATAGTTTTGCCGAATGTCTTTGTGCCGTCTGGCAATTCAATTCGGGTTGATACTGAATTGAATACACCAGCCTCAACGGCAAGTTCTAGAAGTCCGTAATGCCTGTCTAGGCCTTTTGTGTAAGACAACCTAACGTCTACCATTTGGTTTTCTTTTGTCAGTCGTGATTTATATGTCTTACAATGAATGATGTTACCTACAACTTCTGTACCTTCTTTTTCTTTTTTCTTTGAAAGATAGATTATCTGTGAGGCAGCATACTTGAGTCCTGAACCACCACCCATCTCTTTCGTCGGGAACATACTACCCACAACATCATAGGTGTGGTTAGTCATAATCATAGGTACACCAAGTTTACCAAGTTTCAATGTCAGCACACGGAAGGTTGCCTTCACAATCTGTGCTCGGGTCATATCTTTTGTTTCTTTACCAGCCTCTGTATCTTCAATCTCCTTTGTTGTAGATAACATACCGAGACTGTCGAGACAAAGTAATAGAGGCTTGCCCTCTCCTTCCTTTTCATAAACATCCAATACTTGTAGTGCCTGATAACGGAACTCTTGTACTGTTGTGACTGGCAGAATGGCCATTCGTGAAGAATCAATACCACGATCTTCTATCATATCCTTTGTGATAGCGGACTCTGATTCAAAAAATACCACATTGGCATCAGCTGAACTTTCTAAAAAGGTCTTACATACACCTAACGCAAAGAACGTTTTGCCTGTTGCACTTTCTCCAGCAATGGCTGTAATTTTGTTATTAGGTAAACCACCGTAAATAGAACCAGATACAAGGGCATTAAAAATATAACTACCAGTATCCACATACCCACCAACATCAGCGGCGTCAACGCCATCCGCCACAACGGTGGCGTAATCATTGCCTGTTTCTTTAATAACATGCTTAAGAAAATTGTTTCCCATTATCTAATTTCTCCATTCTTTCTGTCCTCTCATCTTCTGTATAACCAATACAGTATTCAATAATACTATCTCTATAAGTATACAACATTTCATGTACCGTGTCAATAGCCTCACTAGGAAGATATATTATTTTCTTCCCTTGTCTCGTCCATACAGTCAACATCATTTTTCATATTTTTCCAAATTTCTTTCAAACTCATATAGTCGTTTCCAAATTGAGCGAAGCTCGGTGATGGTCGTCCAATTGTGGAGGAACAATGCAAACCCACCATGTACTTTCTGGAATGCATTAGATACTTGTACTACCACACCAAGTAATACAGCACCAGTAAACAAACTTGGCCCAACAATTAGATATGGAACAATCACCATAAATTGGTCGTATGTAATCATCCATGTATCAAAGTATCCGTAATGCATATACAATCGTTGATAGTTAAAACGTATGCCGGTAAATAAGCTCCCCAAAGTTTCTGGTTGTGCATAGTTTACCTTGTCATCCTCACCTAATACAAGGTCTTTTCTAAATGCTGCCTCTACCTTCTGGTTATTATACTCAAGTCCCGGTAGTTTAATGCCAACAAACCAAGAGATTACAATACCACCAAGAGATACTACAAGAGCAGTCCAAACTAATGAGCCAGGTATGTCACTAAAAAATGGAATAGTAACTGAAGAACTTAAACCCCACAGCACTGGAATAAACGCAACAAGTGTCATTATTGCTCGTACTACTTGCAGGCCTAAATTTTCTACAATTCTTGCAAAGCGATTGCAGTCCTCTTGGATACGTTGACTGGCACCTTCTATCTCTTCCTCAACAGTTCTCCATCTAGGTATGTAATCAAACGTCATCGCTTCTCGCCAACGCAATCCATATATACGAGTAAACCATCCAGTTAGCACCGCCAAAATAACATATGGGAACGCTAAAACAGCGAATGATGGATCTCCTCCATCGAAATATTGTAGGCCTAATAGTTTGTCATAAAACAAACTAATACCTTCTGTGGGATTATTTTTATATTCACCTGATTGTTGTAAAAGGTTATAGAACCCGCCATACCAAGTGTTGATAGCTACAGTAAGGCGTACTTGGATCCATAACGAGGCAACCAGTAAAGCACCTCCACCATATGCCCACAAGGCCCATTTTTTACTTTTGTAAAATGCCCTTATCATCCAAACAGCCCTTCCAATGTAGCCATTCTCTTATGTCTAAAGAAATCAAAGTCTTTATTCTTACCAAAGCACCACACATTCTCAATATAAATTTTATTCATAAACTCCTCAAGTTCTTCCTTTGTTTTAAAAACATTTTTACCTTGAGGTCGTTGCATGATTCTCATGCCCAGTTGGCCCATCCAATGTCCTCTTAAAGAATCTACAAGCTCATCACCAGAACGATAACGAACTCCTTTTACTTTGGGGTCCATAATGTTGGTCAGCAAAAATCCATTATCACTTAATGAATTGAAACTATTTAGTGCTACTGGAAGATAAAACTCATCACGCCACTTTTCATATTCATTAAACTTCGCCCAAGATTGATCTTCCTCAAACTCTCCACCTTTATTATATTCTTCTGTAGAAAAATATGGTGGACTGGTAAATGCACAATCAACATCCTTTATCATATCCCACGGCAAATCTTCTGCACCGCATCTATGAAGTTGTACCGTCTTGCCTGGTGCAAGGTTATCAAACTCTCTTACCATTTCCCAATACACTTTAAATGTATTTGGATTTGGATCACAACCAATATAATGTGTTGCGTCTGATGCAAAGAAACCCGCAAGACGATCACCCCAACCCATAGAGGTATCAAGTACAGTCTTTGCATTGGTCATATTGTAGATAGTCTTGGCCACAATAGGTTTAAACTGTGTTGCAATGTATGTACCTAAACGAAAAGCTGACATATAAACAGCAGGAGTTAATTCTTCTTTACCATTAATTCCTCTCCAAATTGCCCCAATAGAACGCCATATCTCTTTTGCAGTTCCTTCCTCCCAAACTTGTGCAGGTGCTTTGAAACTATATGAACCGCAACGCAATCGTAAATGATTCATAAAGTAATCACTACAGGTATTATATACAGATGGTGTATCTATAAGACCCAAACCATGTTCTGCAAAATTATATTTGTAGTCATCATACTTTTCAAACACCTCACGTTCTAACTGATCTGTAGGTGTGATGAACTTTGTATAGTCTGCCTTCTTAAGCTTACGGAAACTATCTACCATCTCACCGAATGATATTTCTTTAAAAGGAAATGGCGGACGTTCTTCTGAAATATAAACAGATAATGTTTCCCGAAAAACATCTTTACCATATTTTTCTGTGCAATATTTAAACTCACCTGTATTTAAAACAGGAACACCATTGGTGTTACAATGTTCACCCAAATATGAATACAATTCTTTATCAAATATCATCCGAACAACGCCTCCAAAGTTCTCTGGGTGCCATAACTTCTATCTATCTTCCAGCCTATTTCATCCACAATCAATGAAAGTGGATCCACAAATGACTTTTCAAACATAGTATCAAAATCTATATACTTGTGCAAATCAAATTCTTTAGGTAGTTCACCAAGAAATGCAACACAATTGGCTTGTACTGTGTTTGGTGTTTTAAGAAGTAGATATTTTATTTTCTCACCATCTTGAATCAATTGATACTTAGTATTTAAATTATTTTTGTTTAAAAGATGATTATAAATCAAAGCACCCTTAATGTGCATCGGTGTTCCTTTTTTAAACACACTAGACTTATCACCCCATTTTTTAACACCATTAACTGACCGCGGAAAGGCTATTTCTTCTGCCTTTAGTTTCATAAAGTTTTTTCTGAATGCTTGAATCAGAGAATTTAAAGACTGTTCATCACTATTTACTATACAAGATAGTGCCGACTTAATCATATCCCGACAGGGTGCTGGTGTTGAGGACTTAATTGCCTCTATGCCCATTATTTTTAATTGAGGTTCTGCATATCTAACACCTTCACTATCATGGACGTTTAAGATGTATCGCTTCTTAGCTGTCCAGATGCCTTTATCAGCAATAACTTCACGAGCCATCTCCATCTTCTGCTCGTATGCTCTTACATAATCTGCAAGCTCCTGATAACTTTTAGCAATATAAGGTTCAATTTTTTCTTTGGCGATTTTGTCCAAGAAATTGACGATTTGTTCGCTAGATACTCCAGCTCTATTGCCAAAAGATCGAGATACCAATTCGCTAAAACTGATATATATAGAATCTGTATCTGATGCAATAATGTAATCTTCATTTTCGGTTTGCAAAATTTTGTTGAGGTATTCATTTACTTTTTTTTCTATCCATCTAATTGATAATTGGCCTGATGTGGTGATTGCTGTTGCTAATTTCTCATCATAATATCGAAAGTATTGGTTGCCGACTGCTCCATATGCGCTATTTAGTGCTATCTTTCTAGCCATTTGTATGTTATTATATTTCGATATTTCATTCAAATATTTTTTATCTTTCGTTTCTTCATATCTTTTTTTAGATTCTAAAGCATACTTCTTAAACTTCACCCTATCCTTATACATTGAGTCCATTAATTCTGGGAGAAATCCACTAATATCTTTTCTAAAACATGCTGCATTTGGAGTAACTGTTAACCTGTCACCCAATATACTAGTATCAACTTCTTTATTTAAAAGTTTTTCTACACTAATGCCTTTTGGAAATCGCTCAGAAATCATAGTTTCTGGTGATATATTATATTGCATCATTAAATGTGGATACAAACTATTCAAATCAAATGACACAACCCAATCATGTTGACCTGTCAGTGGTTCCTTTACATACGCACCTTCATATCTAGAGCCTTTAGTATTAATGTCTCGTTGAGGTACTACAATATTTTTACTCCTCAAATAATTATACATGATTACATCCCACATTCTAACCTGTGAGAATACATCCATATAATTAATTTTAGCCTCATATGCCATAGTAAGATTCAACTCTAAAAGTTTCATCTTATCTTCCAAAGCATCAACTAACTCTACATCTTTAATATTGTAATCAATGAATGATTGAT